GCGTTAGCGCCAACGCTTTCCGTAACCGCCAGCGCGTAGATCGGCGTCTCCGTGTTGATTGCCGTCACACGCCGATACATGCGATGCAGCTCCGAGCCCTGCCCGAAGCGGTTGATCGCATCCTGCACGGTGGCGAGCGGCAGGGGACTGGTCGAGTGCGGCCCGTAAATGACCGAATCGACAGTAGCGTCCCCTGCGCTCGTCTTATTGCCCAGGAGCAAAATCCCATACGTCGCCGTGCCCAGCGACGAGGGGCCCTGAGCAAAGTTGATTTCGATGTAGTTGCCCGGGACGGGATCATTGGCCGCAAGTCCCGTAAGCGGAATCGAAAACGGCATGGGTTACTCCTTATCCTTCTTGGACTTTTTGGCCGGCTCTTCGCCTTCACCCCCGAAACTGGGGTCGAACTTCACGCCGCAAAACTGCGCCGTCTCTTCATCCGCAGCCCATAGATCCCCATCCCGGACAGCAAAGAGGTACTCCGCGCGACGGGGCACCTCCGTGATGTCGGGACTTGCGGGCCAGCCGCCTGCAGGTCCCAACGTGGGATCAAAGACTCGTCCGATAAATCGACGCGCACCGGCGTCCAGGGCCTCCATGTTGGGGACCATGGCCGTTCCGCGCGCGCGAACGCGCAGCTTCTTCATGGGGTTTTCCTCAGATTCCCGCCCACTGGCGGCAAAACAGAGCCGCCGTAGCGGCATCGGCATCCGATAGACTTTGCGTGCAAATCAAAACCGCTCCGATATCGACCCCCGCAGCGGTCGACGAGAGCAACGCGGGCAAGGCGCCCAAGACGACCTGATCGCTTGTCGCCATGGTTTGCCAGTTGCCCGATCCCGAGCGACTTGTGAGCGCAAGCTTGTAGCCGTCGATGTCGTAGGTCGTCGTCGACACGATGCTGGACCCCGCCGCCGTCGAGCTTTCGCGAATGACCGCAACGTGCCAGCTCAAATCAGTCGCTGCGGAGCTATCGAACGAGCTTCCCGTCGAGTAAAACCCGAAGCGATTGCCCACAGAACTCACCGTGTTGGCCTCTAGGCCGCTTGTCTTGGTGCCTAAGTCACCCGCAGCGGTGTGGAGCAATATCGAGGCACGAGGCTCCGTCCTGAACAGCCGAAACAGGACCACGAAGGTCTTTCCGGAATCGTTGGCAAGCGACGTAATCGTCGCTCGCAAGAACGAAGCGCTCCCGTCAAACCGCAGAATCGGCTTGTACGTGCCCTGGTTCGGCAGCGCCAACTGAATGATGCTCGGCCGATTGGCAGGCGCATCCGGCGCAAAGGTGATGCTACCCACCTGACTTGCCCAGGAGGCCACACGAAAGTTGTCTGAAGCGAGCGTGATGCCCGAATCGGCCGTGAGGATGGTGACGATACCCGGCAGATTGGAAGCCGCCGGGTAATTGGCCTGAATGTCCGCGACATCCGCGACAAACGCCTGCTCAGGACCCGTCTGGTCGATGTCGGCGTCGATGCCCGCAAGCGTCTCGAGATCAGCCGTTGCCGGTACGACTCGTTCGGTAACCGCGAGGCTCGCGTTGAGCGCGGGGAAGTACATGTTCCCTCCCGCTTCGTAGCGGCCATAGATGGCCCGAATGAGCTCGATTTTGCCGATTCCGGCCGCTGCCCAAACCGCAAGACCCGACGAATAGGACGGGTCCATCATGGACTCGATCCGATTGTGCAAAACGTCGCTTACGGCCTTGAGCAAGGGAAACATACGCTCGTATTGCGAGGCCGCGACCGGAGGTAGGATGTACTGGAGGCCCCACTCCGACTTGCGATCGACCCAGGTTGCGGTGCGCTCCTGGTAGTCATCACGCATTCGGTAGACCGCAAGGAGCGGAAACCGAAACTGCTGCTCGTTGAGGTACGGGCCTGGATCCATCGGCGTCCACTCACTGACCGCAGCCGTGATGGTGGTGATGGCCGGTGAACGAGCGACTTCGGCTACAACGCGGGCGTTAAGATGCGTCGTAAGGACGCTTTGAAAGTAGTCGATGGCGTAATAAAGCGCCGGATCCGCATCCCTGAGGAGCGTGTTGGTCGTTGAAGCGGTAAGCGGGTAACTCGTCCCGCCGTACGCAAATTTCTGATAGTCGACCATTAGCCATTAAATTTCTGGATCGCGAAGTCAACGGAGTAGTCAAGCCCGTATTCCAAGACCTTCTCGCCATGGTCTCGGGCCTCTTGCATAAACGGTCTTGCTTCGGTGCCAGGATGCTGGACGCGTTTGGCAAAGACCGTTTGGCCGTTCATTTCGAAACGCAAGGCTCCACCCCCACGGGGCGTAATCTCACGCGGTGGCGCCCCGTTCTCGACGTATGTGGCGTAGGGCGTATTGGCCCTGACCTCACCCTCGTAGCCCGACGCGCTGCCGCGAATGCTTCGTCGGAGCGTTCCCGAGCGGTCTCGGAAGAGCGTCGTCCGTTTGGCGTGCTCTTCGGCGTCCTGAACCGTTGCACGAACCGCCTGAACGGTCACATTGCGAATCGCGGCTTCAAGAAGCCTTAGCGCTTCGGTCGTGCTTCCAATCTCAAAGCGGATCGTCACAAGACGTCGCCTGTCCGCCTGAGTACGATCGTATACCCAAACACGCTCGTCAGACGCTGCCCCTGCTTTTTGAACCAGCTACCCGTGCTGGCCATGCCGGGACCCGTCACAAGGAAGTAGACCTCAGTCGGGGGGTTTCTCGGGGGCTCAAAGCTCGAGATCGCGTGCCCGCCCGATAACGGAATCGTGTAGCTCGGCGTAATCGGGCCGACCTCGATGTCTTGGTCCTGATAGAGACCCCCCGAAGCCACGATCTCCTTCTGGGAGATCTCCCGCACGTACGGCGATTGCGTGCCGCCCCCGACCTTGAGCGGGGTATCCGTGTCCGTTTTGGTGCCTAAACCCACCCGCGAGCCCGACCACGTCCGAACGCGAACCGTGACCGTGTACGGCCTGAGGCCAAACTCACCGGCAATCTTTCGGGCTTGGTCGATCGTGTGTAGGAGCTCGTCAACCAGAGGGGCCACTAATAGGCCTCAAGCTGCGTCACGCGACCCATACCGACCGGCATCACGCGCACCAGGCGAGCAATCTGAGCCACAATGCCTTTGTAGTGGCCCAATGTTTGGCTAAACACGCTGCCATTTGGAAACCACTCAATCGCGCCCCGATCGACTTGCTTGATGCCGGCCGACGAGGTCACCGACGCACTCTGAAGCGTCGCCCAGGCCTTGTCGGCCGAGTGGAGTAACGTCCTAAGACGCGTCACCCCACTCTCGACACACACCGGGTAGCCTGTGGCCGCGTGGGCAGTCCCAAAGCACGCAGTCACGCTCGTGCCCAAGATCGCTTTGACGACCACGGTCTCGGCTTGGTCGCCCGTATCGATGACAAGTCGAGTGTGGACGTGGATGCCGGTGGCTGAAACCACGGTGATGGTCGCCGTAGTCCCAGCCGTTACGGCTGTTGTGGAGCTGGTCTCGTTACCGCTTGTCAGGTAGGGACTGACGACATCGTTGAACAGCTCGTAAAACCCATCCGGAGTGTACGGATAGGCCCCCACCCCAATATTTCCGTACCCGAGGTGGAACCTCAGATTTTCGATTTCGCTCACGCTGAGCGTCATCGACTACTGCGATCCGCGCCGGAGATACCGATAGGTGATGGTCGCTGACGAGCTCGTCACGGTACCCGTGCCCTGAATCGAGGCGCGGAAGTACTTCCAACCGGCCAAGTGGGGCAAGGACCAAGAGCGGGTTGCGTTGGCGGTCATCGTTTCCGTCATCAGTGTGCCCGCATTGACGATGAGTTGCTTGTATGTGGTGCCGTCCATCGAGGCGTAAAATCGGACGATGCCGTTGGTTAACGAGCCGAGCGTAAAGTCGACATCGACCGTAACCAACGACCCCCACGCATCGTTGAGATCCATCGCGGTGGCGGCAACCTCACCGGTTGTGAGGACTGCAGCCGCTCGTGCCGCTAAAGAGCGATTCGGAGAACTAGAAGCCATGGTACATCGCTCCTTACTGGAAGAGGATCCGTTGAACGGCTCGGTTATCGAGGGTTTGAAACGCTTGCACCGATCGCCAGATCACTTTGGCGACCTTGCCGTAGTCGGTATCGTCCGCCCAATAGGCCGTAGGCGGTTGAGCAGTCCCTACTCCCACCCCCTGAGGACCAAAGAGAAGGGCCTCGTACACGGTCACGCCTGAAGGCACCGTTTGGCCGTCTCCAGGCACAGCACCGTCGGCATTGACGTACGTCCTGAGCGTCGTGCACTCGTAGATGTCAACGTCTTGGTAGGATGCAATGTACCCAAAGAGCAGATTGCGACCCTGGGCGTGGAATTTCGACAGTTCACGGTAGTCCGGGTCGCCGATCATGTCGACGTTGAACTTGGTCGGAACCAAGCAGAGATACCGACCCCCCGAAAACTGGGGCCACTCGCGGTCACTCAGCGATTTGCGGGCCTTGGCAATCATCTCCAATGTCGAGATATGGCCGGCCCCCGAAGTGAACGAGGCCACGTTCGCAACATCGTCCGAGTAGGTGATGTTGCTCGTTGCGCGATATCGGTCTCGAACCACCGTATCGAGCCATTTTACGTAGTCGCGACGTAGATGCAGCGTCGTGAGGCTTGCAAGCTCGTCCCGATTGGCCCGATAACGAGCGTCAAAGTCCCTCAGCGCATAGGGCTGTACGACTGAGTTGGCCGAGCTATAAGGTCCCTCAAACTCCGCCAAGACCATCGGGACTTCCTCGGCCTTGAGGCTCTGGCCCGTTGTCGAGGTCGTCTTATCCGGCGTGACCTTTCGAGCGTCCTCGGTGTACCCACCGCCCTCGAACACCACCCGGCGCATTTTGACGGTGTCGCCTTGGTTGTTGCTGAAGAAATTCGCCGCCGTCACCGCACCCGGATACGTGTCGGCTGCACGCGCGAGCTCATCGAGGTCCGGCGGAACCTTCGCACCGCCCGCCGACATCGAGACAAACTGCTGGACGGTGGTGGCTCCCGCATCAATTGCCGCAAGCGAGAGCTGCCCCGCCATGGCGAATTTTGCAAAGAGGTATTGCGGTTCTGGCTGCACAAGGCGCAGGCCCGCCGATACGCTATCCAAAAAGTTCTGGGGTAGCGTGGCTCGATTGATGGATGCCATTGGTGTTTACTCCTCTCGGCCTCACCGAGAGGCCGTTGTCACTGATCGGCGGGGCGACTCCGCTGAATGTCTAAAGCGTTAGCTGCATAAAAAATGTCGGCCTGCGCGAGCCGGCCGGCTTTGAGTAAGTCTTGGTGCTCGTCCCACTTGCTGCGGACGGGTCGTGGAGCGGGTGCGCCGGGAGGCGCCGTTGTTGCGGGCCCCTTTTGCGCATTCGAATTGGCGGCTTGGCCAATCAAGCCCGCGGCTTTCATCACGCTCATGAGACGCAAGCGTTCTTCCGGGTCTTCTTTGGCCT